AGCATGAGTTTGCCAAGTGATAATGATAAGGTAAGTTTTATTAGTGCGGACACTGCCACAAACAATATTTATGCAGGCTTTAGTTCGCAAACTGTAACAATTGGCGTAAGAAGAACTTCAAATGATACTAGCGCTTCATTTCATGCCACTGAGCTGTCTTATAAAAGAGATCAATCTTTAGACATGTTTAACGTACCCGACTCACTTTTTAAGTCTATATATGCCGATTGGACTTTAGATTCGGGCTCTCCGGCGCTAGACGCCGGAACGGCCATAAGCTATCTTGGCTTGACGTCTACAGATTTAAGCGGTAACGTTCGCGCCGATCCACCAGATCTTGGCGCTTTTGAGTTTGTGAGCGCGCCAGTTGCGGGCTATGCTAATACAGTAAAGGGCGTTGTGGCGGGAAGTTTAGGTAAAGTTTTAGGTGCAGCAAAAGCAAATATTTCTAAAATTATAGGTACATAAAATGAAAGACGATCCAGATTATATTGTTAAAGTTGAAAAAGCAATTGCTAAAAAATATGGGCATGATGCAATTGTAAATCCAAAGTCATTATGGACAGACGAAAAAGAAAAAGAATATTTAGAACAAATTAAAGAATTCTATGAAAAAGAATATTCTCAAAAAGAAGATACCGAGAAAGTTGAGAAAGACGGTTTTTTCCTTTCTAAGAATCTAATTACTAAGAAAAGCAAAAGAAAATGTCCGATATGTGACATATATTCTTTCAGCGGCAGAGATGATTTATATATGAATAAATTTCAATGTTGTTGGGGATGCTATATTCAATGGGTAGAACATCGCGAGGAGCGATGGGAAACTGGCTGGAGACCAAATAAAAAGGAGAAAAAGAATGGCCACCGTATATGAAATTGTTCAAGGCATTAATCAGGCCGCCGCAAATGCCTATGATGGTGCGCATGATGAAAGATTTGTGCGCAAAGGTGAAGATAAAAAAGTCGGATTAAAAAGAGAAGAGGGGTGTCCCATTATTGATTCTCGCGTAATGGATGGCTTTAATGTGAAGCTACACGGGGATAAATTAATTCTTTCTTACCACTCAGAAATTTCTTTAAAAGATTTCCACAGCAATGGATATGAAAATGATGTCGAATCAACAATTAATGATATTGTTAAATATCTTAAAAAGGAATATAAATCCATAACAGGAAGTGCTTTAACTTTGACTGCAGTCGGTGAAACAGATATGCATGCTCAAAGTGCATCTAGAGTAAAAACCTGGGTACAGGCAAGCAAAACTTTCAAAATTGGAAACATGGGAGAAACTGAAGAAGTTAGCGCATCTTCTGAAGATCGATTGGATAACTCTATAAAAAAGTGGTTAGCGATTGGGAAAGATCAATATCCTGGTGCTAAAAAACCAGAAAATGTATCAAGAAAAGGTGCATAAAGTTGGGATACAAACTAACCAAGAAAGAGATGATGAAAGAGATCCTCAAAAGCGGCAAGGATCCAGTTTATTTTATCAATAATTATGCAAGAATTGCACACCCAATAGAAGGTTTAGTGCCTTTTAAAACTTATGATTATCAGGCGGATCTAATTAATGCTTTTGACGACCATAGGTTCACTGTTATTTTAAAAGCAAGGCAGCTTGGTATATCTACAATTACTGCTGCATATATTATTTGGATGATGTTATTTCATAGAGATAAGAATGTTCTTGTTATGGCAACAAAATATACCACAGCATCCAACCTTGTCAAGAAAGTGAAACACATGCTTAAGAATCTTCCCGAATGGCTTCAAATTGCTGAAGTTGAAGTAAATAATAGAAACTCCTTTGAATTAAACAATGGCTCACAGATTAAAGCATCCTCAACTTCTGCTGACGCCGGCCGTTCTGAAGCATTATCTCTTTTGGTTATTGATGAGGCTGCGCATGTTGAAGGTTTAGAAGAATTATGGACTGGCCTTTATCCCACGCTTTCAACTGGCGGTCGCTGTATTGCGCTTTCAACACCAAATGGCGTAGGAAACTGGTTTCATAAAACATATATCGATGCAGATTCTGGCAAAAGTAATTTTCACCCAATTAAATTATTATGGGATGTGCACCCTGATCGCGACAGCGGCTGGTTTGAGCGCGAAACTCGTAATATGTCCCACCGTCAAATCGCTCAAGAATTAGAATGTAATTTTAATGCTTCTGGTGAAACTGTAATTCACTCTGATGACATCGCAAGGATCGACAAACAAGTAACGCCGCCCAAATATAGAACTGGCTTTGATAGAAACTTTTGGATCTGGGAAGAATTCAATCCTGAAAATACTTATCTACTATCAGCAGATGTGGCACGCGGAGATGGCAATGACTATTCGGTATTCCATGTTTTTAAACTAGAAACGATGGAAGTCATCGGAGAATACCAGGGAAAAGTCACACCAGATTTATTTTCTGATGTAGTATTTAATGCAGGAAAGGAATATGGAAATTGCATGATAGTAGTTGAAAATAATACAGTTGGATTTTCTGTTTTGGAAAAGCTCAAAGAAAATAATTATCCAAATGTATATCATTCAATTAAATCGAGTCATGAATATGTTGATCAACTAACTGCAGAAAGTAGGAGTGGCACAGTTGCCGGGTTCACAACTTCCCTTAAAACTCGCCCACTTTTAGTGGCCAAATTCGAAGAATTTATCAGAAATAAAATGCTAACAATTTATTCTTCTAGACTGAGGGCCGAATTAGACACTTTTATCTGGAATAACGGAAGGCCAGAAGCGCAAAGAGGCTATAATGATGATTTGGTTATGGCCATTGCAATTGGATGTTGGGTGAGAGATACTGCAATTGTTGAAAATCAAAGAGATTCTGAGTATAAAAAAGCAATGCTAGGTGCTATAATAAAGAGTAATTCTGTTTTAGATACATCCATTCCGGGAATGGCACAAAATCGCAAAGATTATACTAAGAAAGCAAATGAATGGAAAGAACATTTGTGGTTATTAAAAGGATAAAAAATGGCAGGCAAAAAAAACAATAATCCAAAAGACCCATCTTGGCCTTTATTTAAAAAGTTAACAAGATTATTTTCTGGCCCAATTATAAATTATCGTTCTCAAAGCACACGAGCGCTTTCGCGCCGGCGCTTAGACAAATATAGTTCAAGATTCAAAGATGTTGCAGGGCAGAACTTCCAACGATTATCATATAATCCATTCGACAATCTTTCAGCCAATATTATGTCGCAGCAAAATAGAACGCAGCGATACGTAGATTTTGATCAAATGGAATACACTCCTGAGATCGCTTCGGCTTTAGATATTTATGCCGATGAGATGACAACATCTAATAATATAAAAAGAATGATGGAGATTAAATGTCGGAATGAAGAAATCAAAGGTATATTAGATACATTATATTATAATGTTTTAAATCTTGAATTTAATTTATTTGGCTGGGCACGAACGATGTGCAAATACGGAGACTTTTTTCTGTATTTAGACTTGAATCCTGAAGTTGGCATTGTCAATGCCATTGGTCTTCCAACGTCAGATGTTGAAAGGTTAGAAGGGGAAGACAAAACCAATCCAAATTATGTGCAGTACCAATGGAATACAGGCGGCTTAACTTTTGAGAATTGGCAGATGGGGCATTTTCGTATCTTGGGAAATGATAAATATGCGCCATATGGCACCTCTGTTTTAGAGCCGGCAAGAAGAATTTGGAGACAATTAACACTTCTCGAAGATGCAATGATGGCTTATCGCATCGTCCGTTCACCAGAAAGAAGAGTTTTCTACGTCGATGTTGGAAATGTTGGCCCAGCCGATGTTGAACAATATATGCAAAAAGTTATCACTTCAATGAAAAGAAATCAAATCATTGATCCCGATACTGGTCGTGTCGATCTTCGCTATAATCCAATGAGCGTTGATGAAGACTATTTTATTCCAGTCCGCGGCGGAGCGCAAAGCACAAAGATAGAATCTTTGCCTGGCGGAACTTATACTGGCGATATTGATGATGTTAAATACTTGCGAGACAAGCTATTTTCAGCATTAAAAGTGCCGCAATCTTATCTTGCTCGCGGAGAAGGCGGAGAAGAAGACAAAACAACATTAGCACAAAAAGATATTCGTTTTGCAAGAACAATTCAAAGATTGCAGAGATCTATCATTTCAGAGCTTGAAAAAATTGGCGTTGTTCACCTTTATACATTGGGATTTAGAGGGGACGATTTAGTTTCATTTAAATTATCATTAAACAATCCTTCTCAATTGGCAGAAATGCAAGAACTTGAGCACTGGAGAATGAAATTTGATACGGCCGGCTCCGCAACAGAAGGCTTCTTTAGCAAACGATGGGTTTGGGAGAAGATTCTGGGAGTTTCAGACGAAGAAGCTATTCGTATTCAAAGAGAGATGTTCTTTGATGCTAAATTTGCACAAGCTATAGAGACAGTGGGAGAAGCATTTATGGCTCAAATGGCAGGAGCCGCACAAGCCGGCGGAGGAGAAATGGGATTAGGTGGGCCTGGTGAATTACCGCCAGGAGAAGAGCCAATGCCAGAAGCAGAAGCCGGCGCAGAAGCTGCAGAGGAAACTCCGGAAGAAGAAAAAGCAGAAGGCGAAGAAGAAGGTGGCGAAGAGGGCGAAGAAAGCGCACTCGCAATTACCCCGCCAGGAAAACGTGACGAAGATTGGTATAAAAGTGAGAAAAAAGATGCATTTGACAGGCCAGCGCAAACAACAACATCCGGATCTAAAGGAAAATGGTACAATCCTGTAACTTATGATAGAAGAGATATGGGCGCAAGAAGAAGGCACTATAAAGGACAATGGGCGTCTGAAGTTGGAAGCGCCGCTCAAAGAAATTTGCACAAGGGCTATTTAGAATTGGCTGGTCTAGGAAAAAATGCGATTTATGAAGGAGAAAATACTATTTATGATAAGGAAGAAAAAAGACTTTTAGAAGCTAATAAGCAAGTAGAAGATTTAATAAAAGAAATGGAGTCCACTGATGCGCCCGAGACACAATAAAAAAAGAAATACAGCTTTTTTATATGAAGTATTAGTTCGCGAAGCAGCGAAGACTGTTATGAGTAAAGATTTCAAAAGAAAGACTCAAATTGTCTCTCTTTTGAGAGAGCACTTTAATCAAGACACTGAACTCGCAAAAGAAATGGGATTGTACAAGACACTACATCGATCCAAGGGCATGGACCCGTACACTGGCGAGAAATTAATTCAAGAAGTTAAAAAAGAGCATGAGAAACTTGATCAGGATAAGATATTCTTTGAGCAAAGCACGCTTATATCAAAAATAAATAAAACTTTGTCAAAAAAAGTATTTTCTAATTTTGTTCCGAACTATAAAAGCTTCGCAACGATAGCACAAATCTTCAACACAGATGTTTCAGCAAAAAATCGAGTTTTATTGGAAACTAAAATTCTCAAGAGAATTGTTAACGAAGAAAAGAAAGAAGAAACAAAAGTAAAGCCGATATCAAAGCTTGCTTTTAATGTTTTTGTTAAAAAGTTTAATGAAAGCTATGGCGAAAGTTTATTGAAAGAGCAAAGAGAGCTTTTAAGTAATTACATTATGTCTTTTTCTGATAATGGCTTAGGCTTAAAAGTTTTTCTCACAAAAGAAATCGACAGACTCAAAGAGAGCGTTCACAGTTCATTAGATGCAGACGAGATTAAATCAGATTCTAACATGACAGAGAAAACTAAAAATGTTTTAAACCTTATTGAAGAATTTAAAAACAAACCACTCGATAAAGATATGGTTAACCAAATCTTAAAAATACAAAACTTAGTAAAAGAGATTCAAGACTAATGGCAGATATTACAGTAAGCATTGGAAAAGAAGAAGAAGCTCCGTTGGGCATGGCCGGATTAACACCGCCGGAAGAAGAACCCAAACCAGAATCACAAGCTCAAATTAGCTTGCAGATTCGCAAGACATTAGACGGGAGTTTTGCAATCAATGATCACCCAGATATTGATATTGTGCTTATGCCACATATGTTAAAAATTGTTACATTTCCAAAAGAAGAACATGGAGATCACATATATGCAGCCCAATCCAGACTTTTTGATTTTCTAAATAAAAAAGGAATCATCGTAATGGACTCAGTAACTGGTGGAAATTTATATGGTTCTCTAGAGGCAAATTTACCGCCCCCATTTGATGAGGGAATAGATCCAATCGAGATTGCACTGTATGTAATATCAAATTTCGTTGATGAGGAGCTGCCCCACTACAGCAGAGAGAAGAAATATGAAGATGAACTAGATAAGTGGCTCCTTGAACCAGACGATGAAGAATCTACTGATTTGGATTGGGCAGTTAAAACACATCAGCCAAGAAAGGGTGTGCAAAACAGATGGCCTGGAAGCACTGCTGCTTACGGCTTAACAGGAATGTACAGGGCTTAAAAATATGAAACTAACAAAATCAAAACTTAAACAACTCATCAAGGAAGAATTGGAAGCTATGAGGGAGGAAAAAATAGATTCGATTCCAGGCGATCTAAAATCGCTATTGCCGTCGCAGGCATTCGACCTTCTCCAAACGATTGCTCCTTTTTTACCTCCCGTGGCAGGCACAATAGCAAGGGCATCAGATGCCCCACCTAGTGTTCGATTGCCGCCGCCTGCGGGCATGCTGGCCTCGGCAATGTCGATTTCCGACCTTACAGACCTTCTCGATGCTATAGCTGTCGCTTCAAGAGAAAAAAAACGCGCAAAGGATGCACGTCAATAAAAAAGTTAATAAAGGTATTAAATGACAATAACTAAATCAAATTTAAAAACACGACCTACCAAAATTTCGCCCCGGGAATTTTTTCCAGATTTTAAAACCAAAGAGGAAGCATGGATCTAATATATTTTATTTTAACTGCATATGGATTAACGCAGATTTTAATTTTTGGTTCAATATTCAATAAAGTGCGCCCCTCAAGAAAGTGGTTAAATGGTTTTGGAAAACTATTTCATTGCCCAATGTGCATGGGCTTTTGGGTTGGTGTATTTTTATTCGGAATAAACGGATGGACAGAACTATTTACATTTGACTATAATTTAGCCAACGCGCTTATTTTAGGGTGGCTTAGTTCTGGAACTTGTTATCTTTTAGGTGTTTTGGTTAATGATTTTGGTTTTAAAGTGACTTATAAAAATGAAGGTGAATGTGATGCAAATTAAGAAATGGATGATACAACCAGTTCGACACTGTTGCAAGGGTTCTAGAATCATGCGGGTAGCGCCCGCAACTTAAAAG